GCCAGCCGTGTCAGCAGCGTCAGCAGCAGCTTGCGCAGCCTGCTGACCAACAGCTGCCAGGTTTTCACGCTTGGTGAAGATCAAACTTGCAGTCTTGTTCGCCACGGCGTCAAGCTGCTGAATGATAGCAGGGTCATTCGTAGTCAGCTGACCACCGAAGAACACCAGCTCCAGACCATCAGGCATGATGAACTTTGCACCATGAACACTGTGATAGTAGGTCTTGGAGTTGGGATCTTTCAGCGCCTCCGCCGTAGATCCCATGGATTCGCCAGAGCGCAAAATTGTAGACGCTTCGGGCGCCTGAATATTTTGAAGAACTTGGCGAGAAGAAACAGCACCGATTGCCATGATTTGCTCCGAGATTGGAATGAGAGATTTACTCTCAGGGAAAGAAAAAAGAGCCAGCTTGCTGGCTGGCCCTTTTCTAATCTCAGCCAGTGATTAGTCTGAACCGAGAAATTTCTTGTACCAGCTTTGTTGCGGCAAGCTCGTCTACCGTTACCTGGCCAGTCGTAGCATTTGGGACTAGGACAGATGCAGAGCCACCAGTCCTAATCGTAATGCTAGAGATGTAGCCAGGATCAGTAGCAGCCATGCCAGGAGTGTTCACTTGGATCACTGCCATGACATGACTCCTTTCTTAGCCTGCAGCCGCAGCCGTAAAGTTGTACAGGATACCGAACGCTGCAGGGTTCTTGATCGTGCAGGTCAGTTCCGTGGTCAGCGTGCCACCTTCGGCATCAACACCATTGTCGACCAGGGCGCCACTGGCGTTGTATCCAGCATCACTGGTCTTACGCAGATAAGCCAGAGAGAAGGCGTTCAAGTCAGCAACAACAGCCATCTTTGCCCAGGTAGAGGCGCTACCATAAGCATTGAACAGCGGATGCTCGATCATCTCGAACGTGCCACGCGGAGTACGCACCATGTCAAGCTGCAGACCCCAGCTGGTTTCAGCCGTGCTGATCTGATAAGTAGCATTCAGACGCGCAATGTTGTGAATGACACGGCGGGCCGTACCACCAACAAACATCGTGCGAATGTTGCCACCCTTCGGGTCAGTGACAGTTTCCAGCGTCTTGTCCAGAGCTGCTTCCAGCTGCGTCCAGTTCGTGGTAGCACCAAGCGTCGTGATATTGCCAGAGGCAGCAGCAGTCACGCGAGCAATGATGCCTTCCATCGTGTGCAGCGGCTGACCATTCTTGGTGCCCATGAACTTCTGACCGAAGAACAGAGCCTTTTCAATGGCCATGGCATGCAGCGCAGCGCAATCTTGCTTGCTTTCGCTGATGTATCCAGCACCAGCAATCTGCGGAATAGCAGCAGCAGTCTTGGTGACAGCCCAGCTATTGCGGAAGATCTGCGTGTTGTTGACATAGCGATCAGCAAGAATCGCAACTGCCGACGGACGCACAGAGCCTTCTTCAAACGCATTGCCAATGGTGAACAGGTCATCATTGTCAAGCAGCGCAGCAGCAGCCACCGTGCCAACACCGCGAACCACCGTGACGGAAGTAGCCGACGGCGTGGTGCTCACCATGATCACTTCGCCCGTGCGGTCAACACGAACAAGATCACCCGGCACAATGTTGGTGTACGAGTCCACGGTGAACGTGGTATCGCCAGACGTGTAGCCGCCGCCATTGTTGATCTTCAACGCCGGGAAGATCATGGTTTTGGAGAAGTAGCCATGCTCGATGTTGCTGGCAGTCTCATCCTTCAGGAGAGCAGTCAGGCCAAACAACGGAGCAGTACCATTCGGCATCAGCCGAGTGATAGCTTGTGCAAAGCTTACCGCATTCAGATTCTGCGGTGCATTTGCGGAAGACAGAAGTCCAACAGCCATTTCAGTTCCTTTCGCGCTTCAGCGCATCAATTCAAGTATGACGAAAAATCAGTTTCTTTTGGAGCACTTGCAGCTTGAGCAGCTGCGCGCTTGGGAGCAGTAAGCACTTCAGCCATCTGGGTGAAATACTGTTCTGCTTGCTGTTGCACCGCTTCCGGTGATAGTTGAGGATTGGATTGAGCAATCTGCATCTTGACAGCGCCTAGCATCGGAGCAACTGCTGGATGCGACAACGCTTCATGATTAGTATTTTGGCTTTTGATCTGAAAGTTTCTGATGCGCGAATCCAGTGAGCCATTCACACGCTCCGCAGCAGTGCGGGCGCCGTGCTCAACAAGACCATGAGAGAGTTGCGCAGCTGCTGCAAACGCCTCGCGCGCAGCAGAATTGATGGCTTCGGTAAATGCCTGAGCATCACCAGACAAGGCTTTCTGCAAAGTTTCTTGCGGAATGCCAGAAGCAAAATTTGCTTGGGCAATTTGCTGGCGAAAAGCAGAAGGATCAAGAGGCCCAAGCAAAGGATCTTGAAGCGTCGGAGCCTTGGGAGCATTGGGGTCTACAGGCCTCGGCTTGAACATATTGGCAAAATTATCCAGCGGGTTGACAGCTGCATTAGAGCCATCAACCATAGTCTGGGGATTTGCACCCGGATTTGCCGGAGCTTGCTGCATAGATGCAGGCAACCCAGTAGGATTCTGATTCATATTAACAGGGGGCGTATTTGCAGGCTGCGGTGCTGCCGCTGGTGCAGGAGCTGCGGGTGCCGGTGCGTTGCCACGACCAAAAATGCCAGGAAGAAAAGCCATGATTACCTCTCAGTTTGCTCAGGAGTTGCGAGAGCTGCAAGCAGCTCAGATTGAAGCTCTTGATAAGCATCCACAAAATTGCGGAGCCTTTCGTGAGCCAGGATTGCTTCCACTTGTTTCCCTGGGTCAGGATTATATGGAAGTTTGCTCTCTACGAGAGCACTTGCGTATGCCTCAATTTTGTTTTGAAGATACGCAAGGAACAAAGGCGAGACTTGCATTGCAAGGTTCTCGTCCTCTGGACTCAGTGTGAGCCGACAGAATCTACTGCCGGCATCAAGTGTAACTGTTCTCATGCTGGTTGCGCTGTTGGCGCTTGCGGCGGTTGTTGAGCTGCAGATGTCTGTTGGAGAGTCTGCAGGAATTGCTGCTGCTGTTGCGGGCTGCGCTTGAAATCTTCAAGCCAGTATGCGCCCTGCAACTTTGCCCAGTACAGGAACATACCAAGCACGTCGTATTCTGTACCGACTGCAGGTAGAGCTTGTGCAGTCTGCAGGAATACAGTCAGCAGATTGGAATTGAGCATCTTCTCAGCAGGAAGTTGCCCGTCTGTAAGTTTGAACTCAAGAATTGCTTGCCGCAACGCCACCGGGTCAACATCCACCATTGAGCGCTCTTCCCGATTGAGAATAGTGCCAGGTTGCTGGTATTGCAGCGTGTTTGATTTAACAATCTCTTTGACTGGAGTCATGAACTGATGCTCAATCGTCAGCGAGCACAGCTGCTGGCGAGAGTTTGAGTTCATCATCGTGGTTTCAAACTCAGTCTTAGTCTTGTTCCCCTTCTGGAACTGGCCACGATCAACTTTATTCTGCCCTGTGGCTTGATCAGCCATCGCAGAAATCATTTCAGACATCTGGATATTGGTACCAGAGTTGTCCTCACGATACGGGATCTGGTACACGGCCCGGGCCATGGCGTTATCATCCTTGGCCAGCGAAGCATTGCGCAGCGGAATACGGCTGACACTGGAAACTGCGTCAATGTCTTTCTTATCAATCAGTCTGGGATTGTAGATTAGACGGTCAAATACAAGACGCCGCTTAGATTCCAGAGAAATATTCCACAGCGCAGAACCCATGTCTTGGAATGGCAACGCGTTGTCAAGCATGGATTGCGTCTGATACCCCAAGCCATCTTCATGCGGTTGCATGATAATTGTGGGAAGATAGTCGTATCCGACATTCAGCTCTTCTACAAAAATCACAACAGACCAGTTGATAATGATGGCATGGTACAATTTGACTTGATTTCCACGCGCACCAAAATCTGATGGCAATGCACGGCAGAAGAAATGTGTCATCAAGTAATGGTCACGATACTCGAGTTTGTTATTACTCGAGCCCGACAAGCCCATCCATTGACCCCAGTTATTGGTGCCATACTGTAGCTGAGACAGATTCAGATACTTGTTGATTTCTGGAACGTAGTAATTGATGGCAGACGAATCATCTTGCGAAGATCCAGTGAACGGAGACTTAAATGCCTCAGCTGCACTGGTAGTCTTTTGGCTGTCAAGCACAGAGAACAGACGCTTAAGCTGAATGCGGCTGATGATCTCATTGTAGCCAAAATATTCACCGTCTGTATGAAGCTGCGCTGGAGGCACAGTCATATCCATAAAACAGTTGTATGGATCAACGCGCTTGATGCAGTTTCCGCCGTAGGAATAATCTTTCAGCGCAGCAAGACCTGCGGCAGAAATTTCTGTGCTTGTGACGACAGAGCGCAGCGGAGTCTTTTTCCACTCAACAACTGCAGCACCAAAATTATATTTGAATCCGTCACGGAAAATCTTCATCAGTTCCCGTGCCCAGCCATAACGAATAGACTGATCGCCCAGCGCAGTTTCAAACTGCATGGCCAGAGACTGATTCTGCGGCGTAGACACAACGCCAAAAATAGGATAAGATGTTAGAAAAACACCAGTTTGATAAGCAACTGCAGATTCAATCTGAGGCATGACGATGGGCACAGTCATGTCTTGAATCTTGCGAGCATCTCCAGCCATGTTTGCACGGACAGCTTTAATATGCTCATCCGTGACATTGAGCTGGCGTTGATATGCCTTGTCACGATAGCGTAGGAGACTGCGGAAGTCAGAAAGAGATGAGTTGCTAAGACGCCAGGCGCAATCCTTTGCGTACTGCAAAAACTCCTTGCGCTGCTCAATGTTCAAAGTATTGACGAGAGAAATGCTCGTTGCCATTTGGAGTCCTTGGTTGGAGACGTAAACCGTGGTTAGTACGGTAACGCCAGTGTATCCGCGTGCGTAGCAGACACATTTTCAGAATCTACATCAAAGATCGTTTTTACAATCAGGTGCGGGTACTCACGCATGAGTTCATCCACATAGCCGATTGGATCAATGATATCGTCTACATTACTGATCTTGAGTGGATTCCAGTCCATGATCTGCGACAGGACTTTGCTGCGTACATTTGGATGGAGATAAATTTCTCCAGAGATTAGCCGAAGTAGGCCGCGCTTGATACGATTATTTTTAGCTTGACCCTTAGGACTAAGCTCTACGAACTCAAAACCAGAAATGCCCTCTTTTTCGCAATAAAAATCAAACCAGTAAAGAAGCGTAGATTGATATGCTACACCTTCTACAGCTATGAGCCGCGTCCCGCGTTCCAGTGCCAACTGGATGGCAGCCTGTATTGTCTCCAGTGGAGAAAAGGTGCCATGCAGTAGGTCATCAAATATGGGTTTACCATCACAAACACTGTAATGGCTAATAGTGCAGTCATCTGATGTCTTCTTTCCGGCGGATGGGTCAATGATGATGAACGAACCTTCGGAATCTGCATCGTGATAATAAGAGGGCAAAATTGGAATGCGGGAAATGTCAATGCCGCTCGCAGCAGCAATGTCTGTGCTGTTCAGAATTTCTGAAATAAAAATATCTGCGTGCCCAAGTTCAGAGTCAGACTGATATTCACTAATGAGTTCTTCAATAGGCCGCAATTCTTCCCACAGACTTGTACCGTCTGCAAGAATGCCGCCGACGATAAAAGAAGTCCACTGAGTATTGTGCTTGAGTTTTTCAAGAATACAGTTTTGCGGGTACATGTTTCCAACATAGATGTAGGTACATCCATCATTGGAACGAGCTTTCATCAGCGTGCCAAGAATCCATTTCAGGAGTTGGTCGCTGAGGTCTTTGTTCTCAGATGTTTCGCGTTTTTGGACGTCATCCATAATAATGACATCTGGGCGCTTGTTTTTTCTGTTGATTCCTCGGACTGCAGTACCGGCGCCAATGGCCCGGAGGATAATATTGCGGCCGCGGAAATAAAAAACTTTCAGAGCTTGCGTGTCAACTTCGATTTCTGCTTGCCAATTGCCAAACAGCTTGCGAATATTGGGACTGCCCAGAAGATCACAGATGTCTGAGAGTGTGTTGACTGCCAAGTCTTCACTGGCGCCAACGATCAGGATAAATTGTTTGTGCGAAAAAAGAATATACCATAGGCACAGGAGCTTGACAAAGGTAGTCTTTGCAAAGCCCCGTGGAATACCTATGGCATATCGTTCCAGTTTCTTTGCAAAACTGGTGAGAAGAGAAAAGAGAGTTATATAAAATGGTGGAAAAGAATAGGTGAACTCCTCAGGCGCCGCGAGCATCCCCAGGAAGTTAAGATCCTGGCGAGATAGCTCGGCGGCGTCATGGGAAGATGCACCTAATTCTGTAGTCTGGGCCATAGGACTAAAAAGTTACGCCCACATCCGCTGCGGCGTAGATGGAAACACACGATATTGTTCTAGCTCTGGTGCTTCGCTGGTGTGGCGCACGTTGACGTGCCAGCCGGGAATCGCGGCCATCTCAGGAATTGATTCGCCGCTGTCATCTGAAGCCGGCAGCATCTGGCCCGTGGGCTCGTAGATCGTGCCGATGACGTCGATGGCAGCGTAGCGGG